GTTCGCACTATCTACAGTATACTTTGCAGTAACTAGTGTACCTTCATAGATTGGTAGATTAACAAAACGTGTAATACCGTTTACAGGTGAAACAGTTTGAGCTGCATTCACAACAAATCCATATGTAGAATCATTTACCTTAGTAGTGAATTTAGTTCCCTTTGAAATTGTTGCTGAACCACCTGTAAAAGAATTAAGTGTTACATCAACATAAGCAACTGGCGCTCTCGCAGAACGTGGAGTATAACCCAAAGTCTTTGCGTGAGAGACTACCGAAGAACGTAGGGTTGCAGTATCCAAGAATGATTCATTGACTGCCATGTTTGCATTCATCGCTAAGTAATGCGTGTTGTACGCAAGTAAGTCGATGATAGTAGAGAGTCCCGAACCTTCAAAATTGTAGTCCGTAAACTCTGTTTGGTTTTTCATGTATGTCTTGAGATTGTTTTTGATATCATCAAAGTCCAACTCAGTGACTTGTAATTTTGTTGCCATTTATCTTAGTCTCTCTAAAAATATATCCAATGCCTGTAGTTCTGCTGGACTGTTAGCCACATAAAACTCTATGGTTACTTCATAACGATTTTGGTCGATATCACCTCTAACAATTACATTCGACAGTTCTGCTCTAGGTTCAAAGTTTGTTATACAATCTTCTACATGTCTTGCAAGTAGATTTGCAGTTGAGGGTGAGACAGGTTCAAACAATGTAGCACGAATGTCTGAACCAATCTCTGGATGAAACGGTCTTTCATAGAAATTTGTATTAATCAGATTCCTTACACTTCTCTTAACTGCGTCAACGTCTGACAGTCTAGCGATATCGCCAGTAACAGGATGCTTTGCAAAGGACAAGCTAATGTCTTTGAAAATGTTTGTGCTTCTGCTAATGTTAACTGCCATAGTGTTCTCCTACAGTTATTTATAACGGAACTACCAAGTCACGATTCTTAATATGCTGTTCTGCGATATCTTCTTTCGATTGACCGTGGTAACTCACTGCATGATGATTCTTAATCATTAAGTCATTAATTGATGTATCAGCAAAGTCTGTAGTTCTCCATAACTCTCCAAGGATACGTCCATACTTACCTTCTGCATCCTTTCTTGTTTTGAGAACAATACCACCTTCATCATCCAATAACTTGGTGATATAATCTTTTGCCATCAATCCATATTTCTTTTCGTCCAAATCCCTTGTACGACTTTCTGGTGTGTCAATTCCAAACATACGAATACGTTCTTTCTTCAACCACACACCGAAACCCAAGTCGATATCTACATCAACTGTGTCGCCGTCCACTATCTTTACTACTTTACATCTATACTCGTACATATCTTACCCCTTTATGTTTTAACTATCGGAGCCCATACCCACTTGTCATCCGCAAGCTCAAAGTTTATACTTTGTATAAACTGCGCTGGAGCAGAATCATTGATTACGTCCTCATAAGTTATTGCCGCATTTAATACGACTATTGTTGCTATCAATGTATACCACATTTGATTTCCTTATATTAATTTATCCACCAGCCGAGGTATTACCAGAACCAGAAGCAGATGCATTTGCAACCCAACTTCCGTGTCCACCAGTACCATCGCCTACCCTGTGTACACCTATACCATTAACCTTAACCGTACCACTTCCACCTACCGCTGGGTCACCACAACCTGTAGTGTCACCGATTCTAACAACCGCAGCTCCGTTACAGTTCACGTTTGGAGAACCAACCGCATAAGGAGTTTGGTGAAAAGGGTTTGGTGTGGGGGATGCATGTCCAACATGCGTATCTAATCCCACTCGACTAATTGCTGGCATACTCTCTCCTACGCAAGATTATACAACTTACCAGCTTCACCGTATCTTCTGTGATTGTGGAAGGTCATAACTTGCGCTCTGTTACCGCTTTCTTTTAATGAAATGTGAATCCAAGGATTACCACTTCCTGTATTTTTGTATTCCAACAATAGTTGGTCATGTGGAACATTTTCGCTTATCCAAATAGCAATATCATAATAAGAGCTCTTAGGAATACCAGAGAACTGTAAGTCTACAGCATTACCTGTGTTGTGTTGAGAAGTACCACTTCTATTTCTAAATGCATTTGTTACCATAACATTAGGATACTGTGCTTTGATTGGTTCAAGAACATTCACCGCTAATGTTTTAAGGTTGTCAATAATCTCTTGTTGTTTCTTACCTTCATTACCACCCTTTGGAATTGGAGACTTTGCGACAATAGAATGTGCAGATAGTTGTCCAAGAGTATAATTCGGTGATAGAGGTAAACTGTAATTTACACTTCCGACATAATCACCAGCATCATCATAGTTCTCAATAGGTGTAGTCTCTGGTGTAGGACTTGCAGAAGATGACTCTGGAGTAATTGAATAGTTGCCCGCTTGAGGGTCGTCATGTTCAATACCTTCATCTGGAATACGAGGTTGCGACAGAACTCTACGAGATGCACCCGAAGTATTAATCTTTCCTGTCAATGCATTGTAAGAGTAATCAGCAAATGATGTTGGTTTGATTTCACCAGACGTTACCGCTGACTTCAATTCATCTTCACTCTTCTCTTCATCATCACTTGCGTAAAATTCATCTGCGTCTGCAAGAGGAACGAATGCAAGAGGTTCAAGTACTTCCACTTGTTTCGGTGCTTCAATATTTGTTACGAAACCATCCGTATCATATTCATCAATACTAATACTCCACTTCTTAATTCCGTTTGCGACATCTCCCGAATCATGGAACGTGGGTGCGGGCGCAATACCAATAACTGCTGGTGTTGGAGTCACACGAGGAATGATAGGAACTACAGGTACAATTGAAACCGCACTTCTTCCGTTAGTATTCAAGTCAACAGTAGAACCATCTATGTTCATTGCACCACCCGAACCAATGTTCAGTGTTGCCGCAGTATCGTGTACCATCGCACCAGTAGATGCAAGAGTGTAAGTACCTTCCGTTGACAATGCAGTTGCACCAGTAATTGTAGAAGTAAATGTTCCTTCCGAATTGAAAGTAACATCACCAGTAACATTTGTTCCTAGTGTACCAGCAATATCCGTAAGTGAGTTTCCGTCAATCACCATATCATAATTACCAAGTACAGAGTTAGTAAAGTTTGCACTGGTAATGATTTGCATATCATCTACAGATTGTTGTAAGAACTTTCCGACAGATGTTTGTGTCATTGTTGTTTGAGTTGTGAACTCCATAGACTGATTAGAGAACATACGAATATTCTCACCAGCATGAAAGTCAATATTCTTTCCGACATTAAATTTTAGATTCTCATCAACTTGTGCATCCATGTTGCCACGCACATAAAGAGATGCGTCACCATCAACGAATACATTTACATTACCACGAACACGAACTTCTTTCTTACCGTGTACAATCTCATAACCATCTCCGACAATCTTTGAAACTCTTGTACCGTCTGGATGAACTTCATAGAAAGTACCAGAACGATGAAACTCGTGAATACGTTCATGTCCAGGCGTGTCATCAAACTCTTGGATGTGTCCTGACTCAGTTTCCCTTACATGGTTGAAAGGATACTGTGCATTATAAGAAGACTTAGGTTCGCCCGTCAAGTCATCTACACCATTTGATTTGAATATGTTAACTGGATGTTGATTTCTTTGGTCGTTTACCGCAAGTCTGTTTGTGTCTGCCTCATTTACCCTACGAGGATAGAACCCACGAGGGTCACTGAAACCTTTGAGTGTATTTACTTTGGATACAATGATTTCAACTTCTGCACCTTCTCTTGGTGCTTCTTGAAATGTAACTGTGCCTGCATCAATTCTATAAGACATTACGCCGCTCCTAC